CCTCTGTTCAGTGGAGAGAGCGTCGAAGGCGCGCTGGTTCATGGGCAGCGCACGGATGTTGATAGTGTTCATTTTTGCAGGAGTTCTCCTTTCTTCTTTCTTCTCCTCGATGGGAGCATCCATTTTTGGAACGCTGCGCTCGGCTTCTGCGAGCTCAGCTTCCAGGTCCGCGATCTCGCGGGTCAGATTGTCTTTCGCTTCTTCGTGGGCGGCCTTGTCGGCGTCAAATCTTTCGACCTCCTCGGAGACAGCGTCGCGCTGCTCGTCGGTCTCGGCTTCATTGATGGCGATCTCCAGGTCGGCCTCACGAGTCTGCAGCTCCTCGTCCTTCTCGCGAAGGGCTTCGAGCTCTGCGTTCTTGCGCTCGATATCGCGCCTGAGCATAATGACTTTAAGTGCCACTTGTTTGTTCTCCTTTCAGCTTGGCGAGCATGTCTGCGCGCCATGTTTCTGCTTTCCGTTTTTCTATTGTCTCAAGCTCGTCCTTGCGCGCCTGGACGGCTGTGTCGACGTACGCTGGGAAGGTGACGACTGAAACTTCATACAGCTTGACTCTCATGAGATGCCAGACAGTGAGGCCGTCCTCGCGGTGCTCAAGCCTCTGCTCGAGGATATCGAAGCCGAACGAGCACTGGCTGACGTCGCCGCGCTTGACGCGCTCGTAAAGGTTCACCGCGTCCTGGTCGGCGCCGTTTATCTCGATCGTGCCGTAAAGGCCGCGCTCGTCAGTGCTCAGTTGCAGCGTGCCCGCCGTAGTTCGTCCGAGGACGAGCGTCGTGTCGTGGTTCGTCAGCGCGCGGATGTCGGTGTCGGCTTCCAGGTTGAACGCGCCGACGTCGATGGTCTCGAACGCGTCGTCCCACAGCCAATACTCACTGCCGAAGACAGCGAAGTAGCCGTCGATGTATCTCTTGTCGCCTTCTTCGCGGGTCTGAAATTCCCCGCCGCGGATTATTGCGGTTCTGTTCATTCTCCTTCACCTCCTCCGTTTAGCTTGTTCTGATCTCCGATCATGCCTCGCGGTATGTAGTTCTCGAGGATGATGAGATCGTCGAGGCCGTCGAGCGGGCTCAGTCCGAGCCAGTCTCTGACCTCATTGCCGGTCATGATGCCACGCACATACTGATCGTCGGCTACTGCCGCGAGCTCGCGCTGGTCGTAGTTGTACAAAGAACGCGAATTGAAACGGAAATAAAGATCCGGCGAATAGAGGAGCTTGCGCGTCAGCTCCTGTTGTATGTTCTGCGCGATCGGCATGATAACGGTCGAGATGAAGTTGTTCCACGCGTCTCTGCGGAACTCGCCGACGCCGAGGACGAAGGGCGGCACGCCCAGGATAGACGCGACGGTCTCTTTGTCTATCTTGACGAACTCGGCAAGAGCAAGATCGGAGAGCGTGAGAGGCTTGACTTGCTGCACGTCGAACTGCTCGGCGGGTATGAGCCACGGTTCGCCAGCGGTGCCGCTCTGCGCGTAGGAAGCGAGCAGCTTGTCTCTGCCTTCGGGGCTCGCGAACTCGTCCGTCAGCGCGTCGACCTTGACGATGAGGCTCGGTTTCCACTTGGAGCTCATGAAGCCTTTCTCAGTCGCGGCCGCCTGTTTGAGATTGTTCGCGACGTCCGCGAGCGTGATGCGGTAGCCTTGCCCGAGCCAGGGATAATAATCCCCGGGGTTGGCGACGAAGTGCAGCACGTCGTCCGGGTCGAACTCGCGGCCGTTTATCACGACGCGGTAATCGAACGTACCCATCGGCACGAACGAAGTCAGCGCTGCCGGTATAGGTACGAGCTCCTCTATCCAGCCGCCGTTCGTCTGCGGCCACACGACCGCGTTGCCGTTGCCCTCGAGGAGCATCGTGCGGACGATCCAGCGGATGAAATTCGACCGCGTCATGTAGCGGTTCGGATGGATATCGACGACCGACGACAGACCGTTGACGACGCGCACGTCGCCTCGGTCGGTGTTCTGCATGAGGTGGATGGTCATCGCGCCGATTAAGCGTGCGATCGTGTCGACCGCCGTCGAGACCTCGGGATTGTGAGCGAGGCTCGTGTAGCCGGAGCACTCGAGGGAGTCAAAGCCCGCCGAGTCGGTGTACCACACGAGGCTGCGCTTCTGCATCTCGGGTCTGTCTCGTGCGCTGGGCTGTTCTTTTTTCTTCATTTGCCCTCACTTTCTCCCCACCATGCTTTCGCCTTTTTTGCTTTCTCCTCCTGTGTGATCATCTGCACACACGCGAAGACAGAAGCATCGAAAAGGTCGATGCGGTGCTGGGGTTGTACTTTCTGATATTGGACAGCGTCGTCCGTCTTCTCGACGGCGTGGACGTTGCTCACGCAGTATTCGTAAGCCTCCGAGTGGAGGTAATAAAAATGACCGTCCTTGACGGCCTTCTCTATATGCCGGAAGCCTTGCGACTTCACATAGAAGTATTGCGGCTGGTCTATCACGGTGAAGCCCGCCGCCTTCATTGCGGGGAAGTATTCCTCCCCGGCGAACTTGCGGTCGTGCCCGACGCGCTTTATGCGGAAGCCGCGCTTCCTCATGTCGACGAACCAGTTGACGACGTCGGAGATATTGACCGTCGGAGTGTTCGACATAGTCAGCCATCCGTCGTCAGCCCATCCGAACAGCGGGATGTTGTCCTCGTCGGCTTTGCGCGCCGCCATTGTTATCGGGAAGAACGCGTGCGTGATGACGATGTCGACGTCCTTATACTTTCCGTATAAAGCCGCCGCGGTGAGGTCGTACATGCGCGATAAGTCCGCGCCGCCGTACCAGTCGACCGGGAGCTTCGATAATTCGTCGAGCGTCCAGTCGTATTTCGCGTCGGAAGCCCGGAACTCCTCGATATCGAACCACGCGCGCATCGCCGAAGTGTACACGTTGAGCGACCGGCTGAGGAAGTCCTTGCGCTGCTGCGGGTCGTTCTGCGCTTGGAGCGCCTCACGCATGAGATCCTCCGGGCGAAGCGTCACGCCGAAAGATGGGTTCGCCTTCTCATGCTGTACCGGGTCTGTGTAGTCGCACTCGCCCTTGTCGGTCTGATCGGCTCGCGCGATGAACACAAAAAGCGAGTCGTCCTTCACGGTGCCCTCGGCGACTTTGACGCCGTACTCGAGCCGCCGGTAGCAGAACGAGTTGACGTCGTCGCCCGCGGTCGTGATGCCGATCATGAGCTTGTTCGTGTAGGCTTTCATGGCCTCTTTGAAGCGGTTATATTGAGCCGCCTTCTTGAACGCGTGCATCTCGTCCGCGATCGCGATGTTGCAGTTGAACGAGTCCTGGGCGTCGGGGTTCGCGGCCAGCGCCTCGATGTCGATGGAGCCGTCCGGCAGCCCCGACTCGTCGAGGAAGTCATAGTGAATGGAATGCTCCGCATTGTTGTCGCGGACGCGGAAGTCCTCGACCATGCCCTTGTAGCGGAGCGAATACAGAATATCGTTGAAAGCCTCGCACGCCTGTTTCTGAGACGCTGCGACTATGTAGATCTTCGCGCCGGATCTCCGCTCGAGCAGAGCGAGCGCAAAACTGAGCGCCGCGATGAAAAGCGTTTTCCCGGATTTTCTCGGAATAAAAATAAAAGCCTCTTTATACCGGCGCTCCGGGGAGCCGCGGTAATAGAAGCCGATGAGGTTGTATACGATGAATATCTGCCACGGCTGCAGCAGCAGCGGCGTGTTCGTGAGCGGGTTTCCGCTCAGATCCTCGCCCTGCTTGTGCACCATGAGCTTCTCGATGATGCCGCAGACAAAGTCCGGCTCGCGCGTGTGCAGCTCGAGATCCTCCCTCGACATATCATCGAGGAAGCGCCGGCAAGCCATCACGATCTCGCGCCCCGCGATCTTCGCGTTGGACGTGACTGCCTTCGCGTACTCGATAGCGGTGGCTTTGTATGACTTGGCCATATCAGTCGCCCAGCTCCTTCAGAGCGTCGGCGAGCGCCGAGCGCTTTTTCGGTTTCATGCTCTGCTCGTCGATGCGCTTGAGCCCGGCGGGCGTGAGACCGAGATCGCGCCAGTATGCGAGCGCGTCCCGGTTGAGGTCGTTTATCAGCCGGACAATCGGGTTCTGCTCGTAGTTCGCTTTTCCGGCGACGTTCGTGTGCTTGACGATGAGGCCGTCCTCGGAAACGTCGAGCTCAGCCTGGGCGTCGTCGCGCTTTTCGAGGATGCCCGCGAGCGTATCGATGACCGGCACAAAAAAATCGCGGTATGTTCCCGCGGCCTTCGTGGCTTCCGTTATTCGCTTTTTCCAGGTCTCTCGCTTCACGGTCGTCTCCTAAAGATTACTTAAAATCCCCGCGCACTTAGAAACGTA